GACATCCACAAATTCTATGGGAAAACCAAAAGAACACAAGGCTGTCTCCCAGGAACCGAAGTTCATACCCAATCCAAAGTTTCCTCTAGCTCCGAATATGGGGGAGGAATGATTGTTCTCCATCACTGCAAGCCACTCCTCCTCCCCATACTTTCCCCGAAGTGAGGAGAGGAAGTCCAACATACCCAGGCAATCACCGGGGCATAATGTGAGCCCCAGTTTGCTTTGCTCTGGAATACAGTAGGCTATTGCCCCTCCCCACCCAGGGTCTATTGCGATGATCTTCTTCACAGCTCTATATTTGCCATAGCCTTTCTTATATCCATGGCACCTTTCTTTACCCGGAGAACAGCCTTGCGAGCTTCCTTGAAACCTTTCTTTACTCCCTTCTCATGGTACCTGTTCCACTGTTCCCGGACTGTTCCCAGGTCATCCTCCACTTCCCTGATGAGTCCAACGATTGTCTCTTGCAAAGAGGCGGTCTTTCTAACTCCCTTCTTTGCTGGTTTCTTTTTCGTCGACATCTTGTTTCTCCTTCTTGGTTGAGGTTTTCTTACTTCTCTTTTTCTTCTTCGCCTCTGCCGCTTCCTTCCTGGCGAGATCTTCCCTTGCTTTCTTCTGGGCATATCTCACTGACCTTGACACTGGTCTTTGAGTATCCATGTTTTCACCTCCTCTCAATACTTTGATCTCTGCCTGAACTTGTTCACCTCACTCTTCCTCATGTATGAGGAGAATAAGTCTGAGGCCGTGATGCCTGCCAGTATACATCCTTCTATGAAAAAGTGTAGCGCATCTGCCACCTCCTCTCTGAAGTGATCGACGTCTGTTTCAACCATGGACTGTTTCCATGGCTTGTTTTTCAGACAGTCAACAGCTTCACCTAATTCAATAATCGTCCAGAAGAATCTCTGTCTTATCTGATCTTGTCCTACGTGGGAATTTATATCAACGGGTACTTTCTTTGGCTCAAAACCTGGACAAGTCTTCCTTTCTATTTTGTAGTATTTCTTCTGGAGATCAGCCTGACGACCAAAGATATCTTCTAACATATCCCCGGTAAAAGCATTTTCATCAAGGTCTATATCCATTATGTTCACCATCTCATTCCTCCTCTCTCACAGCTTGTGACTTTCTTTTATCGTTTGTGGACAGGTCATCCCTGCTTGTTCCTTCCCAGATAGAGGAATGAGTTGAAGAGATAAGCCTATTGTCTCTGCTATTCCCCTTAATATTTTAGCACACCCAAGACAAATGACTGCCTCATTTCTCCCAGGCCAGGTGTAGCGGAAAACTGCTTGTTGATTACATATCATCTCACTCCTCCTTTCCCTTAGCATAGACAGCACAGTATTCCTCAGGAGCCTGTTCAACTCTGATCTTACCCTTCTCAACGTAGAAGTCTATGTCGTCCGAGTTCTTCCTCTCCTTGTATCTTATCCCATACTTGATTGTCCCAGGGACAAGTTCCTGTTCTCTCTGCCCATGGTCCTTCATGATCTCCTTTATCTCCCTAAGAAGTTTCTCTCTGTCTATCTCAATTCTATCAAGATCAGTTCCCAGGTTAAGATAAGTCTCAGTGAACCTAGTGATCTTACTTATGGTACTGGGAGCCAAAGATTTCTTTTCTACTAACTCAACTTCCTTAGCTCTCTCCCCCTTACAATCTCTGCGGTAGAAACATTTCTTCTCCATTTCACGGGTGCAATTCTTTGGGGGAAGATCTCCTTTGTCCAAGAGTTCTTGAATATTCATTACCGTGTTTTTCAACTCTACCCATGACTTAGGATTGGCTTTGAAGACGATGTCTTTTACCTTGAGGTTCTTCTTATTCTTAATCCTGAAGCGAATCATTGTCTTCTTGAAAGCTCCAGCATAGGCCTGCACTTGGTTATAGTATTTCTTGGTCAAGTCGGTACCTTCCTTAAGATCTCCCTCTGTCCTGAGAGAGTTCCAGAATGAGGCAGCGAGTCCTTTAAATTCAACAACCTCATCCTCTCTCAGACCGTCTGGGGTAAATGACATCTCAGCTGTTGTCTCTCCTCGGGTTAACTTTAGAATAAGAGACTTGGGAACATGAAAGTCATCGAACTCTTCCTCAGCTTCTTCCTTCATTACCTCATCATGCTCCATCCCCTCTCCAAACTTAACTTGGAGTTTCTTTGGGTAAACTGCCTCATACCCGAGGATGTGAAGAGCCTGAGCTCTGGGGCAACCCAGCTTGGACCCACTGTATCTCCCCGTATGAAGTCTCTCCATGTCTTTATCCATTTCCATATCAACCCTCCTTAGTTGAGGATGGGACAAGCAGGCATCGAGTCTCCTCTCGCAAGCTCGTCATGAGTCCACCCTCCTTGTTAAGGATTATGGCAAGCCGGACTTTACAAGCCTCTGACGTTCCCGTCACACGGTCTACTGGACTAACCATTAAAAGCTTGCCATAATCATTTAGAATGGTACATCCTCTTCCTTAATATTTAATTCATCCATGATGAGTTCCCTCAATTCTTTTGCACTATCCCAATCTTCATCTTCAATAGGGAGCTCTTCATCCTTGACGACCTTGAGGAGTTTTCTTTTGTTCATGGCTAGGATTTCTTCTGCTGTCCATTCCTCTTCTCCTGGCTCTTCTACTTTCTTCTTCTCCTCTTCCTCAGCAGCAGCCTTTGCAGCACGTCGAGCCTTCCTCTTTTGGGCTGGGGTCTTCTCCTCATCCTCCTCATCTTTCTCCCTAGCCTTCTTCTTCTTCTTCCCCTTCTTCTCTGTCTCTCCCTCGAAGTCTTCAAGATATTCCTTGATATCAAAGGCATTTCCATAGTTCTCCACAAGGAGTTCAATCAATTCCTCTGTATCTCGTATCTCAATGGTTTCGAGAAGGTCATCAAGATCTTCCTCCCAATCATCATAAGCAATGGGGGAAGACTTAGCTCGGAGACGGTAGTCATACTTGGTACCCCTACCTGAACCAGACATCTCAAAGTAAATATCATACCCATCTTCTGGGTCAGTGATATCCTCAATGTCATCATCCTCAAGAAGGGATAGGAAGTATTTTCCAAAGGAGAGAGGGCCTGCCCACTTTTGAACTCCAGCTTCAATGTCATTACAGTCTACTATCTGAACAAGAAATCTTGCACTGGAGGCTTTTAAGTCGGAGGCTGCTGACCTTTCATCCTTGTCTCCTTTAACCATCTTGGCTATCACATGGTCAACTGGACAGGGTATGCTGTCCATCCAGGGCTCATTATCCTCGAGGCAGGGGAAGGCTCTATTTCTTCCGCCCTCCTCAAACCCAAAGTGCATGACCCTTCTTACAATACAAATTCCTCTGTCATCCCAGGCAGGCATAACCCTGATCTGGTTCTTATGTTTTGCATCTGGCTTCCACCACTCTCCTGAAGAAGTTTGACTCCTCGTTTTTTCAACGTACTTCTTATCAGGTCTGTGATGGCCTTTGTCACTGTGTCTTTTCCTTGCCATTTCGGTCTCCTTATTATTCCCTCTTACTCCAAGTCTTCTTCTGGAAGACATCCATTGTAAGAGGTACAGTTAGTTCTAAGTCAAATAATTCTTTTAACAATTCTGGTTTTGGAGCTACCTTATCATATATTCTTTTCACCTCCTTCTTTTCCTTAGGATGCGTATCGGTTAAAGTGGCATCATGAACATTTCCTATTATTCGACTCTTCATCTTCTTTCTCTTAAACTCATTTTGTATTTCAATCATGAACATTACATTGATGTCTGAGGCAAGTCCCTGGAGAGGGGCATTAACTCCTTGCCTGATTAACTCTCTCCCCCTCACTGAAGTGAAATCAGCTCCGGGAACTCTCCGTATTCTTCCAATAAGAGATACACTGTATTGATCCCGAGCAATCCTTCTCTGCTTTTTTGCTAGGAACTTCTTTACCTGAGGATACGTATGAAACCATTCCCTCATTACAGTCTTGGCATCCTCAACTCCTACCTCCAACTTCTCAGCAAGACCCCAAGGGGAGATCAGGTAGATGATCCCGAAATTGATTTGCTTCGTGGCTTTCCTCATGTCTTCGAATTTTGAAAACCTACGATAGAAATGAGGAGCTCTCTCCATAACCCTATTTGTTACTACCTCA